CCCATTTCACTCCATTTCTAACCATATTACTCCATATGTCAATAAACTGTAACTCTTTTAGCCTATTTATTCTTCCTTGGAGACACATAAAGATAGGGTGATTCTCCTATATCAGAGGGTTTAATATTTCCATACATCTTAGCAATATGTGTCTTATCATGCTTCTTTACTTCTGATAAGATGTATTCTATTACTGGGGAATGATCATCTATTTCACTCCATACCCGTTTTTCTACATGCAGGCTCCAGTCACATACTGGGCAATCAAAATCTTCTATTTGGGTGTAATCACTCATTAATAATTCTTTCTATACGTTTGGCAATATCATTAATTTCTATCTGTACCGCCGTGTCTGCCCATCCCCATGCATAAGAAGATTCAATAAGAGAAGATAACCCATTGAGGACATATTCCCACTCATTAAGAGAAAGATCAATGGTTACATTGCTAGGAAAAGAATGTGGGTAGGTGTCCATAGGTTGGGGGTTGGTCTCTATTTCACCCGCCGCCGAAATTAAAGACGTATCTAATTCCATATTACAATTCCAACATTTAATCATTTTTTTCACCGAAGTCTCTTCTTTTAATTCCTTTAACATATCCAGCTCTAAAGCCCACTTCATATTCATCGGCCCGAACTTTACGGATAAGAGTACACAAATGACAAAATTTCATGGTTGGATCTGCTTTGTTCATACAGAACTTATCGTGTTTCATAACTCTCCAATCCAATCAGAGTTTTGTTCTTTACAGGGGATACATATCCAGGGAGATGATATTCCTCCTGTACCACAAATGATACACGTTTTTGTATAGTGTGTTTCTGCATCTGTGTACCCATCTAAATACCCTTTTGCATATTGAGCTTTTATCTCATAACTATTTTCTTTAGCAATTTCTTTACGCCAATAATCCTCAGACTGATTACGAATTGCTTGATCAAATGATCCTAAAAGCATTCCTACTTGTGCATCTATATTTGGATTACGAAAGATATTAAATCTCACCTATTCCTACCCTCTTACAGCCCATGAATCACGTTCTTTAATTGTCTTATCAGCACACTCTTGACAATAACCAAAGTACCAATATTTATGTACACGAATTTCTACATTTTTATCCCAGCCACTAGCACCGCAAAGTTCGCAAGTTTTAGAGGCATTAATTTCTGCTACTGTGACAATATCATCCATAATTTCACGACGAATATCACCGTAGGATATTTCAAGGGATTGGTCATAGTAATATCTCAGACCACCAAACTTTTCTTTGATCTGAGAAATTTTATAATCAGGATCAATATACTTTAGTTTCCTATGAGTATCATTGATGATACTCTTCCAACCGTCATTACACTCTAATCCATAAGGCTCTGGGTAATTCATCTCCACTCCTATACTCCGTTAAGTTCTTGTAGTTTTGCTATTGCAGAGTTCCATCCGTCAGAGAACCCTTCATCATAGGTCTTATCTTTTCCATGACTCTTCTTGTCCTTATAATGATCTCTAACCCTATCGATCAAATTACAATAGGCACAATTCTTTCGCTCTTTAATGTGTGGGTTTGGTGTTGGACAAAGACCATCATGCCCCTTCATCTTGCATCTCTCTATCTCCTATAGTTACAAAATACATAACCTTAGACGATTCTACCATAGCCGTAGAACTTTTTCCTAAAAAAGTATGAGGAATAGACCACCAGCCCTGGTATCTAACAGGATTATTGCACACATCTTTAATTACAATCGGTTTATTACCCTCAAGATATATCCAAAGGTCAGTAGTCTTATCTTCTTCTAAATAAAGATTAAGTTCTGCGTAGTCATGCATTTTTATTGATTCTGTCCCATAAAACATCCATAAACTCTTCATTATCTACCTCGCCAGGATTAGAAAGACATTGTGAGATGAGCTTCCAAATACCCTCGCTTCTCTTGAAGTTCTTTACAGTTCCCTCACGTTCTCCATCAAGGTCATCTGAATAAACAAATCCGTAATCCGCATAGTCAACGTCACCTTCACCATCGTTAGCCAATACAAACTTACCAATTGTTTTTGAATTATCTTCTTCCCCAAGGGGTACAAGATCTACTGTAACTCTAATCATAAAGGACTCCTAATCCCATAGTTCTGTAAAATGATCTGCTAACCAGTGTACACTAGCTTTGATATCTTTGTCAAGTACCCCGCCAGATTTTTTGACATCTTCTTCATCCCAAGCAAGGCCATTGTTTAGATATTGTGTGAAAATTGAAATGTGGTTTAAATAATCAGTATTCCTTCTAATCACCATGGCATCTATATCTTCACAATGAGGGTCGCTAGGGTCGCTGTAATCCATTGAGACACCATGACCTTCGTGTATATACCAGTCAAGAGCTCCCGCAAACACTCCCGACAGATAGGTGTCTGCATTCCACATGTCTCTATCACTGTACCCTCGCCTCGCACGCTGATACCACCACTTGGGAGTACGAATGGCATTACGAACACTACGCTTAGTCCGTTGATAAAACCACTTTATGCGTAGTGTTGCTTCTTCTAATATATCCATGCCTAAATTCTACTCTTCTTTGTTAGTTGTGTCAAGGTATGTTAGTGGGGTAACTTTTCTTTTCTTCCATTTAAGAATCATAGATCCGTCTTTTCCTATTTTCCATTTACCTGAAAACTCCTTCATGTTAACCTCCTGTTAATGTAATTAAATTACTATAACATACCAAGGTTAACAAATCTTTTTATGAAGCGTTTCTTAGTCCATTCTTTATAAAATAAGATAGCTCATTGCAGTCAGCACACGGATCAATTGAATGTTCACATGCCCAAACTATTTCTTTAGATATTCTTTCTCTCCAGTAGATTTCTGGATCTCCGTCTTTTCTCATAACTACCCCTGAAAAATGATCTCACATAAACATGTGGCAGTTATATTATACCTCTTAGTTAATCATCATCTTCATCAATATTCTCAATATTATGGATTAAATATAGGTCTTTCATCTTACCCATTATAGATACCCATCTCTTTTCCACTCTGAATAGCCCAAAGAATCTTTAGAAAGATATTTGTCTTGTACTAAGGGTACGTTGTTTGCTGAGTAAGTGACTGGGACTTCCTTATGCTTATCAGCCTTTGCCTGATATTCCTTTTGAATTGCCCAATCCAATGCCGATGCAATGCTTTCTGCGGTAGATGTAAAGGCAATTACAATATCTGCAGGGTGATTCTTGCTACCCTTCTTAAAATAATTCTGTTCATGAAGAGTATCTACTACCATTGCAGCAAACTCTTCTGTTGTCATATATAAATTACTCATTATTCTCCTTGTGACATTTACAACCACATTTCCCGTGATTGAATTGATACCTACATCCCTCATGATCTTGTGTCATACACCAACCAGAGGGGCGGGTTAGTTGTCTATCTGGTGTATCTTGGAAGAGATTTTCCTCTTCTTTCCTTCTACTTGCCATTTATGCTATTAAACTTCTGCTCAAAGTAGCTGTCGATTCCATCCATCTCATTCTCCTTTTCTAGGTTCGTATACATATAATACTAGACTGTTGCCAGCTTGTCAATACCCTGAGAGAGAAAATCTTCACTTTTATGGGTAGGCCAATAGTAGTTACACTTGTCACAACAAGAAATAAAACTATCAAACATAAACTCTGCATAGTATTCTGGATCTTTACGATATAGATTATTACGATGAGACTGATGAATTCTTTCATCCCCCCACCACTCAGGCATAAGAATGTTTCCGCCACGATCCCAGTTAGATTCATGCATCTGTGTGATTACATCCCAATTTTTTGTAGTTGAAATACCACGGGAATCACATTCTATTTTAATAGCTTCTAGATAGGAGTGTAAAGCATTCTCACGGTATCGCCACATGAGAACAGCAGGGTGATTGACCCAGGCACCTTTTCGCTTTCCTGAAACAAGTATTCCGTAAATTTGACGACCTTCTAACAACTGTTTGTTAAGTCTCTTGTTATCTAGTACAGCAGCAGACTCAGCAAAGTCTGGGTAGGGGACAAATGTTTGCATACTATAATCCTTCAACTAGGTCTAATGGTGTTGGGGCAGTCAGTTTAGTATCACAATAGGCACACTTACAGTCAAGTAAGTATCCTATAATTTCATAATCCTCATCAAACTGTACTTGGACGGTAAATAAATCTGATCCACATTTAACGCATACCCTAGTTGGTATACCCCTACAATCCAACATGATCAATACCCTTCGTAATATGATAGAAGAAAATCTTCATCATCATAGTATGACTCGTCCACTTTTCTAATTTTACAGGAATTATATCTTATTGTCAAGGCTGATTTAATAAGTAAAGGATAGCTCTTTGTAAAGAACTTATTTCATCTTTAAACCCGCCAAGAGATGTGTTGCACAAGCTACACAATAGACCTCTAACTTCTCCTGTGGCATGATCATGATCTACAACAAGATCTTTTTTGTTTTGACAGATCCAGCACTTGCCTTCTTGCTCAACAAAGATCTCTGTGTATTTTGCTAATGTTATATTGTATTTTCTCTTTAAATACTTTTCTCTTACGGCTTCTGGATCTCTAGCTTTTTCTCTACGCATTCTATCTTTACGTTGTTTGTTGTCACATGCCCTGCACTCTGGCCTAATTTCTCCAGGTTTAGTAGAATTTTTTGCAAACTCAAGCTCAGAAAGAATTCTTTTACACACATAGCAGTATTTTTCTGTAGGTGCTGGAAACAAAACTTCCTGATAGCTTTCCATTACATTAAATTCCTATTTGGAATCTTTCTGTTTTCTACACTAAGCAATTCTCCTCTATGCTGTGCCTGCAAATCTTTTCTTACCCATGTCATTCCATAGGTATCTTCTAGATTTTCGACACCCTCGCGGCGTTTTAATCTTTCAGCCATGGACTGGAATGTTGGATCATCACTAAGATTTAGGTTTGCATTATGAGACCATGGCAAGTCGTAGTAAGCTGGTGCGTTGACTAAAAGCATTCCCGCAGTGTTCCAATGCTCCTCCAACCTAGGACTTGCATTTATTAATTTTCCAGTGAGGCCGTAAGCAGGAACTGAGACACTAACTAATGGATGATCGACCTCTAGCATTCCACCTATCAGTTCTGGCTGAAGAATCATATCTGAATCTACATAAAGAATAGCATCGTAACTAACAACACCTTCTTGTGGTGTTGCTTCTCCCCAATGGTGACCAGACATAACTCTTCTTCTTTGAGCAAACTCACGAATAAGATTACGACCAGTCTCTATTCTTATCCACCTATTTTGTGATGTTACTTCAGACTGCATATCATTTATAGAGTATGTCCAATAGTCCCCTGACACCTCCTTAAGGGCATCAATAACTCTTCCGAATGGTTCTAGACCTCTTTCATCCAATTCAAATGATGCAAAAAATTTAGCATTAGGGAACTTTTCCATAATAGAAAGTCTGTTGTCTAGCCACGACATGTCCTCGTTTTTATCACACTTCCAACCTACAAGTGGTGTTCCAATTACAAAGTGCTTACTGTAATCTATTTCCTTAAACATTTTTGCTCCTATTTCTTATTATCGCTGTAGCTGATAGGGGGCTACTTCTTTCTCCCCGAATAAATATTCCTACTATCTCCATATTCTTATCGATGTACTCTTTTTGCTCATCTGTTGAGTAGGGAGAGGTCCATCCATTTACATTAAAACCTTCTAAAAGGTCAAGGGTATTGATATCGTTTGGTGCAAGAAAATGTTCTCCGCACCATGGAGCATGAAGATCCTCAATGACATATAATTTTGAAAATTTAAAAAGAGTAGAGAAAGAAACTTGCATCATCTGTGCCGTGTGCCCACCATCATCTAGAATAACGTCATACTCTCCTGTAATGTTGTTAAGCATCTGATCAACATTAAGTTGGTCAACTATTCGTATATCGCATCCATTAATCGGAGTACTTGGGTTAATATCCCAACCCTCAGCTATAGAAGCCTTTGGCAACCATTCTCTCCACGCTTTCAATGACGCACCAGACTGTACACCTATTTCTAAGAACCTTTTGATGTTTTTGCGATCAAAGTGCTTTTCATAAAAGTTCATGTACTCATGGTAAGTTGATTTATCCGTTCCATGCTTTAGTCCTATTTCATGAAGATTCATTTGACAACATTCACCTGTTCTATGTAGTCAGAGCACACTCCATAAAAAGAATTTGGCATTCTTAAGTCTTTATATTGTTCTCCGCGTTCTGGTAAAACAACTATGCACTTATCTGATTTTATTTCTTTTCCTGGGTAGGCCCAGATAAAACCCTTACTTGTTAAGACTGCATCATCTTCGTTGTGGCTAAAGCAATTATAATAGTCGCTTCTTCTACAAAAGTCAAGGGCTAGAAGATTTTTACAATGAATCCATGCATGATCTCTAATACTATTAAGATAGCGTTCACTAATTTCATATTCAAGCATGTCGTGACCTAGAAATAAAGAGCCTTCCATTAACCACAAATCAATTTCAACATCATAGCCAAGCTCTAAGGCTTCATTTAAATACTCTGGAGAATTTTCTCTATCTATATTTGGACCGCTAATGTTTCCTCTATGAGAAATCAGTTTCACTTCTCTACCTGCACCCAAATCCAGTTTCTGTGATTATCTCCTGGACCTGTTGGTCGAATGTCTGATTTATAATTTTTAAATCCAATCTTATTAACTAGGTCATCGGATAGTTCAGATTCATCAGTAATGCTTACATCTGCATGACCATTAGTAGTGATAGCATCATAAACATTATCATAGTACCCTGCAGTTTCTGTGTGAACTTTTCCACCATAGCCCATTTGGAAACAAAGTTTGCCACCTGGCTTAAGAATTCTATAAGCTTCTTTAAGAATGTTAAATCTAATTTCATGCACACAAATATGTTGAAAACAAATAACTGCAAAGAATACGTCATAAGTATTATCTTTAATCATACTGAGACTGTCTCCAGGTGTGAGGTAAAGGTTTGGCAACTCAATTCCATTATGCTCAATATTAATTTTAGCTTTATCTAGATTTGTCTGAGCAATATCTACTCCATCAATTCTTCCAAAACGATCATGAAATTCAATAATGTTTCTCCCTGGACCACAGCCATAGTCTAAGGCTACTAGGCCACTTGTATCAAAGTCTTTAAAAAGGTATGTGTCATAGTCAGGCCAGTCATTATGGGCATCATATGATCCAACAACAGGGTCTCTATATGTTAGGGACCATGCTTCTGCATACCCTTCATAATGATCGCTCTGCATCTTTAGATAATCTTTTTTATTTTTCATCATGCGTCCCTGTTGTTTTCTAAATAGTAATTTAAATCTTCTGGAGTTCCAATGCCCCACATTTTATCAATATTTTTTATTTTTACTTTCTTTCCATCAAGTATTGCCTCATTAAATACTGGGCAAACATAGAACTCGTTGTTTGTTCTAATATCCTTGTCAATCATCTGCTCCGCATACCTAACATAATCTGAGCCATGTCCCCAATAATATACCCCAACGGTAGCGATATCAGAGATGGGGGTTTTTTCTGCAACCTCAATAACAAATCCATCATCTCCTATTTTTGCATAAGACCACTTTGGATGGGTTGACTTAAATGTCATTATGCCAGCATCTGTATTTGATGCAGTAAAGGAATACATGGCTTCATTGGCATCCCATTCCATAATCTGATCAGAGTTGGCTATCATCAATGGGTTATCATTGTCTATAAGATTTTTTGCTAAAAGTGTTGTACATGCCGCACCCTCTGTTACCCCATCCACCTGAATTATGTCGCACCCTGGAGCAATAAGACTAAGAACTTGTTTAAGATTATACTTATCATAGTGCTCCCTTTGCACCAAGAAGATGTAGTGGGCATCTATGTTTAAGTTTTCTACAACAACCTGAATCATTGGCTTGCCGTGAACTTCTACAAGTGGTTTGGGGAAGGTGTACCCTGCTTGCGAGAACCTTGATCCTGCTCCAGCCATTGGAATAAGGACATTCATTTCTTTATTAATCCATGGCATTGTTATTTGTCCATTAACTTGATCAATCATACCCATAAACCTTTCATAATTTAAATCGTCAGCATTCTTTATTGGATATAGTGTAGCACCTGATGCCTTTGCACCCTCCCTACCAATATGGGAGTCTTCAACAATAATGGTATCTCTTGGGTGGGCATCAAGGGTTGCCATGCACTTCCAATACATTTCTGGAAATGGCTTGTGGTGTTTTACATCTTCATTGCTAACGATGTAATCTACTAAAGGAAGGACACCAATAGCATTTAAAGAAACCCTTACTGTATCTCTAATGCTATTACTTGCTACAGCAATTTTGTATCCTCTAATACGCAACTGGTTCATAATTGCCATTGCTGTTTTATTATATGGAAAATCTTCTACCATTCTTAAAGTTTCTTTTTGCTTCATCATCCACACACTTGCATGATCATTTTCTGGAAGACCTCTTTCTTCCGTAAGCATGGAGAGCTTTTTGTTTGTGCTCAATCCATCATACTTTGAGTGATGATCTTCTGGCGATATAATATATCTAATATCAATTTCTTTTAGTGCATTATTTAGTGCATCAAAGTGTAATTTGCGTGAGTCCATTAACACACCATCAAGATCAAAAATAACTAATTTATTCATCGTGGTGGTCCCGCATGTCTATGCCACTTGTTATGCCTAACAATTGAATTTTCATTACATTTCATAACATATTTATTACGAACACGCATTGACCACTCCACATCCTCTTCTTCATTCCATCCACGGGATTCATCAAGGGGTTCCTCTATCATGACATGCCTCTTCACCATAAAAAACCCTCCAGAAATATACATGTATTGTGTTTGTGACCAATCATTATAATTAAGAGACCAAGCTCTTCCATGTCCAGGTTTATCCCATAGGGACCAGTCCATAGGATTACGAGAACCAGTAATTAAATACTGTGGACAAGAACAAATATCCCAGTCTATTCCAAAAGTTTTAAAAGCTTCGTACCAACCTGGGTCAAAGACATGGTAGTCATGCAGAAGAACTACGTTATCATATCTAGCATTCTGGACTATAATATTTTTCTTACGAGTAATCCACTTTGGTTTTTCATTTTCATCAAAGTCTATGATACGAATATCTTCTCCATCAATACCGCTTGAGTCTCCACCGCCAACAAAGATAATTTCATACTCAGGGATATTAAGATTACGAATGGACAATATTATCTCTTGAAGTCTGGCCTTATCTTCATAGACAGTTATTATTCCAAAGGTAAAAGGTATTTCACTCAATTTTCTTCACTCCCTAAGAATTCATCAAGGTCTTCATATTCCCCATCTGGGTCTACCGCAAACAAGCTACAAAGGAATTGCCAAGTTTCTTCAATTAAAGATAAACCCTCTAATGTTGGGTCGGCAAGTTTATAGGATACTGATTGTGCAAGGGGTATTCCAAGGTTGTTGTATGAAATAAAATCTTCAACTTCTGCATCATCAATGAAGATATTTTTTAAGAAATGTTCTCTGATAAACTCTTCAATGATGTCACACTTTTTTTCAATTTCCATAATAGCTCCCTTGTTTATTGTTAATTATACAGTAAAGGGGCAGATCATTTCTGACCTGCCCACAATACTATCGGTATTTCTTTCTTAGCTGAGGTCTTAGCCCTGCCTTTACCAACGCTTGATATTCAATTGAATAAACTTTTTCACTTGAATCCCCTGGCTTTCCTCCTAGAGACTTTCTCAAGTTACTAGAGGCTGCAGTAAAGGACCTTTCCAAACGATCAGCTTCGTCTGGACCTACCACTACTCACCCCAGGGGTTGTCTATGTCTGGCATGACTTCCGACTTTAATGTTGAGGAAGCATTGTCGCTTCCCCTAGAGATTATTGATGGACCAACGTCTGTTGCCTCAATTTCATAAGCGTAACCATTTGTTCCATCTTTACGCTGAAATGATCGGCCCTTTAGCTTTCCATGAACAATGACCCTCTGCCCTTTCTTAAGTGACACAGAGCCTTCAGCAAGCTTCCTCCAACAAGTAACATCAATGTATGTAGTGTCAGAGTCCTTCCATTCACCGTTAGCATCCTTGATACGCTCGTTGCTTGCAATCCTAAGCTTAGCAAGCTTATGGCCCCCAGCATCCTTTGTTTCTGGATCTGCTACTAGATTTCCAATTACCGTAATCATACTCATTTTAAGAATCCATTTCCTCTAGTTTTTAATTTACTTGGTAGTGTGTCACCAGTATCAATGACTGGCTCTAGTGTAACCTTAACTCCGAAAGAAGTCAAGGCTTTTCTTATTTTTTCTAAATAAGCTACACAACGAATTCTTTCTGATTCGTTGTAATAGCCCCATTGTGACTCATAGAACCTGACTGCAATGAATCTGTTCCTTGGGTCAAGATCGTACTCAACTATGTCGATTACGAATTCATGTGGTGGTTTAATTGATCTTACTGCTTTTTGCATAGCCAATGTATAAATCATTTTGTCTCCATAGTTATAGATGACCAAACATTAAACCATTTATTCTTGTCTTTATGATTGTTAAATTCTTTTGATATCTTACCCTTTTCAAAGTAAACCCCTCCCCAGACTCCCCACTCTTGCCTACTAATGGCACTTGCAAGGCACTGCCTTTGTACAGGACAACTTTGACATAAAGAATCTATTGCTTGTCTTAAATCAAGGTCCTCTTCATATTTATCAAAGAAGAAGTTTGTATCTAAGTTTAAACATTTTGCGTCTAGCTTCCAATCTTTTTTAGGCATCACATCACCGACTCAGGAAGATCCCAACCCTGATCGATGCATGGGTAAACTGTTTTCCTATACCACTGCATCGTTGACTTATCAAAGAATCCTACATGCAAGTACTCTGCATAGTCATCTTTTACAAGGTGAATTATATCCCACCCATCCCAAGATAAGCTAGAGTTTTTACTTACAATCTCTTCAGCATCATTCTGATTGGATACTATCATTGTTGAATACCTTTCCAGTTATGACATATACAAAATATATCACCAGTAGCTCTAGGGCAAACCATAAGATAAAACCTATCTGATTGGTAGCAATTCCGTACCACAAGATAGTAACCATATGAATAACCCACGCTATTATTAACAGGACGAACTTTTTAATACTTGATTTTTGAAACATTGAAGAGTACACCATTATGTATAAAAGTGCAACTGCTCCAAAGACTATAAGAGACCAGGTGTTAAGACTCATAAATTTCCTCTATTGTATGTATTACTTTCTTTATACCAGAGCTTTTAATAAGCTCGTTGCAGACACAACATGGTTTACTATTCCTGTCTATACCCTGCCGATTAACCCTTGCAACATAAAGAATGGCTCCTCTAGAATTGCTACCTGCTTCACGCAAGGCAACTTCCTCAGCATGTCTGGAGCAATGAACCTTGATAAGTTCTTCTGGAATGTTGTGAGGGTGATTCTTAAATCTATTAAATCCTGTACCAACAACACGACCAGACTTTACAATGATTGCTCCATGCTTTTTGTTTTCCTCAGATTTCTCAGCAAAGTATCTAGCCATGTTAAGAAATGAAACATCTTTGTTTGATAGCATTATGATCTAAAGATCCCTACTTCAATTCCAGCAAGTTCTGCTTCAGCGGTAATTCGTGAAGGCTTGTCATTTTTATTTGCAAAGTGGGCAAAATAAGAAACGTAAGATATATTCTCAGATATATAACTTGCTGGCAATTTTTTAAAAATAACTTTGAACCCTTTTTGTTTTAGATAATTCTCTGCAGAGTTACAAAAGGCAGCAGTAAAGCTATTAATCTTATGTGGTCCAGCAGACCATACCTCTATAACGTTTTCATTATTAGGCTGTGAAAGTGCTACACCCATAGCTCTCATGAATGTTTCATAGTCTGTAAAACCCTTGGTTCCCTCAACTGCAATAATCATTTTTATACTTTCTCTAGTCCTGCAATAATTTCCATAATTTCAGACGGTAGTAAATCAGAGTTGAGTTCGTCAACTTTAGATCCACTATCAACGTCTACTGAGGAGTTCCTGTAGGGTGCTCTCATAAGACTATCTTTTTGTTTCCAATACGCCATCTTATTATATACATAAATGGGTATGATGTCAATAGTTTCTTCTACTACCTGTTCACTATTCTTGCATTTAAAAAGAAAAATACTAAAAAGTATAATCTGTGTAATAGCGATGGGAATCCATATTAAAAACATGGGGGTCATAATTAGCCCTCTTTCATGCTGTCAAGGATCATTAACAGTCTGTTTAGGTCTCTTTGAGTCAAAGAATGTGCATCTATTGGCTTGGCATTTTCATTATTAATTTGCCCGTTTACAACTTCTGCTTCGTAAAAAATATTATCATGAACCCAATATGCTTTTCTTTCTAATATTGCGACACGAATAGTATTTTTTCTCCTTATTCTATCTAGTTGACTTTTTGGAGAGTTGTCATTGAAAATTGCTTCAAGGTCATGAATCATTGGTTCCATTCCAATGTTCCTGTTCTGGATGGACATAATTCTATTTGACTCTTGCTTTAGAGCCTTTAAGGATGGATTCAGGCGTGATTTGATCGTAAACAAAATCATGCTCAAATTTATTACGTTTATTGCGACTATGCTTAACCATGCTTTGTAGATTACTGTGCTGTCCTTCATCCATTACATCTCCTTTAGTTAGATATATAATATCTTTTTTTTACTCTTTTGTCAAGTATTTTTCAAAAGAGAATGGTGAGTCAATCCAAACATGTTTTTTTGATTCTCTATTAGCTATGGCACGAGACCAAGAAAACCCTGCATCTCCACCCCAGGCATCCCACATAATGCGACCATTAGAAGGATTGCTTGTATTATAAAAATCTTTTCCCTTTTTATCAACTTCATGACGAGCAAAGAAAGAGTACATTCGCTTTACTGTTGATAAAGACATTGCCCTACCTGCAACAATATCTGAAGCTCTTCCCCAACCAATAGGGGTTCCAGCACCTGTAGCCTTGCCCTCTTCTTTCCATCTAAGGGCACGCCTTGCTGCTGCTTTCATTCCAGCAGTTGGGCTATAGGTTTCTTCTGCCATGCTCTTCATTCCTGAAAAGATTTAGTGAGATCGGGGCATTTCCTCTTGTATTAACTCTTTTTGCATGAGCTGGCATATTAGAGAAAATTGAAGAAAGATCTTCTGGAACTTCTATTTTTTCTGAGCTATCACTTTCAAGTACTGGAGAGTTGTCAACAATCTCTTCTGTATCCCATGCTGAAATAGCTTCTTTAATAAGATCAATGTTTTCTATTGACTTACCCATAGCTCTAAGGGTTCCTACCTTGTGACCGACTCTAGTGTCTGTTGGCTTGCCATCTCTGTATAGTCTGATTACTGCTGCTGGGGCTTCTGGAGTACCTGTAATTGTAAAGTCTGAGTTTGGAACATTATACTTACCATCTCTAATAATTCTTTCTACCTTACCAGTTGCCCTACCGCCACTTGAGTTCCAGGAAACCATTTGTCCTACACGAACAGAGTCTGCCTTACCCATGTCATCCATGTCGTGGTCCATGTCCATATTATCATTCATATTGTCATCCATGCTGTCATCCATGCTGTCATTCATATTATCATCCATTTCTGTATTTACTAGTCCATCTGGAATGGCTGCTAGTCTACACTTTGAGTTTTCTTGTATTTCAAAGGAAAGCAGTTTACATCCTAAAGTACCTTCTGCTTTATCATAATGAAAGGCACAGTTTCCACACTTGACGCCTATATTTGCAACTTCATTTTCATTAGGCAACTCATATCCAACCCACACACCTGAAGATGCCTTATCGAATGGGCCATACTCTTCAGCGATTCTAATCAAAGAGTTATAAAAAGCTTTCTCTTGTGGAACAAGAAGATTAAAAAGATCTTCAGGATTCATATGTTCAGCTTTATTTACCATTTCGTAATCAGTAAATCTTTTTTTCTTTTTTGGCTTTATTGCTTGAGGATATTTATTTGGAGTAACTTCATTTGTAATTACTGCCTTGTCAGATTCGGAAGCATACAAAGCTGCCATTTGGTCTTGTGCTGCTGACTGACTAGAATGACACCCTTCGATCTCAGTAGTTCCTTGTTTTACTACTGCATACCCAGCACAACCACCGTAGTTTTGTTTAATTTCCCAGGGCATTACTTGCTTACCTCAATGCATCCATCTTCACAAATGGTTACATTACCCTCCCAATTGTCCTTGACAAATCTTTCAAACTTTCTGCGCTCTAGCCCACGATTACTATTTATCTTAACGCAAACTGAGTTATTTTCTGGATGGGTGCCGCAAACTTCCATTCCTTCATAGTCTCTTAACTTATCAATGTTGAGAACCATATCTTCATTAGTTACTTTTGCAAAATTATTCTTAAAAATTTTATTAAACATGAGATTATTATACCACCAGAGCGTGGGGTTTTGATTCATTTACACTTAATGGGGAAACTTTAATAGCTTCTGAATGTATATGTAAGGATGATAGATTATCTACCCCCGAATAAGAACACCCGCTACCCAAGCCCCCCCTGACCTGATCAATAATTGCATTGACAGATCCCTTGTATGTAATCGTTGTAGAAACACCTTCTGTAACAGAAGACTTTCCTATAAAATCAATTTGAGCTTTATCAGAGGCCATTCCCCTAAAGTGCTTAACAGTTGCTCCATTTGACTCAAATACTTCTCCTGGTGATTCGTCTGTTCCAGCAAGCATTGATCCCAGCATGACTGCATCTGCTCCCAAAGCAAAAGCTTTTACCATGTCTCCACTGTTTCTAATTCCACCATCAGCAACAATTGAACACTGATATTCGTTTTGCAATGCTACTTCAGATATTGAATGAGCAGTAGGAACTCCATGACCACTTACTATCCTTGTTGTACATACGCTTCCACCACCTATTCCAACACGAATAGAGTCTGCTCCAACCTCTGCAAGTCTTTTAAATCCGTCGTAAGTAGCAACATTGCCTGCCATAATATGTGCATCTGGCAGGGCTAATGAAAGTTCTTTAACTGCATTAATTGCATTGTCACTGTGACCATTAGCGGTATCAACTAAAAATATTCTTACACCTATCTTGTATAAGCTGTCTGCCTGTGATAGAAATCCATTGTTAGATGCAACGGCTACTCCAAAATTATATTTGTCTTCAATAAGGTCTTGAGACTTTGCTACTTGTTCTTCATAACTCATATACCTATGAAGTATTCCCAATCCACCCCTGTCAGACATAGCCTTACACATCTCTACATCGCAGACTGTATCCATTGGTGATGCAATTACTGGTGTATAAAGACTAATTTCTTTTGCCCCATAACCAATTGACATTGTTAATCTTACGTCGTGCCTTGACTTTACTGAGCTGTGTTGTGGCACCAAAAGGATGTCATCAAAACAAAGTGATTCTTTCATTATTCTCCTATAGTAATTTGAAGCCTCTTAGATATTCTTCTATCTCTTCTGTCATTTTAGGTTTAGCTTGTTCCTCTACCAGATCTCTATTTCTATCTGCTTTAAAGGAAGACCATGTGTGAATCTCTACATCTCCAATAGCTTCTCTTCTTGTCTTGCTGATTGCATTGTATACTGAACCACACATGGCATCAGCTAAGTCCTTAGACTTCTTTCTTGGGTGATCAACTCTATTGTTTGGCATGATTCTTAATTCTAATAACTCATCTAGTAAGATATCGATATGTGGCGCAGCAACTCTTTCTTCATAAAAAAGCATTGCCAAGTCTTCATAATGTTTTTTTGCAACAGATAAAGTTTCTGTATTTATGCTGACCTGTTTTAACTCTTGTTGAATATCAAATGATTGCCAGCGGTCAAAGGTAACCATACCTAAATTAAATCCATTTCTTTTAAGATTAATAATCCAGTTCTTTACCTCTGAAAGATCTACTGGACCTTCTCTTTTTGGTTCCCACCAAGCTATAGCATCAACCACAACGAATGGAACTACCTGTGTGTAGTCATTGAACGACTGGACTTCTACCCATCTTTCAACATGACTGATTGCAACCGCACACTTATCATGCTTCTGTGCAAGGTCTGCATGGACATAGTAAATGGTATCTGGATTGGGTTTGAAGTTTAAATCAAATCTTCTATTTTGATCTAAAGGATTACGAATAGACAATGATCTTTCTATCTTCTCTCTAGACTTAAAAAATGAATCTGTACTGTTTCCTGGCATACATGCAAATCGCATTAGGGCATCAGACGGTTCCTTATAGAAGGCAATCTTAAAGTCTTCAATATTTCTTGTAGGATTTACTTCCCATGTGGGTCTCTTTAATGCAAACACCCGTGGGTATTTATAGGAAATTATATTATCTTCTTCCCACTCAATTTCAAAGGTATTTCCTGGAGAGTCCTCTGGTAAGTCTTCATTAAGAATAAACTTATGGCTTCTTATAATAGTTTCTTTTTCTGCAATAGCATCTTCATATGCATTGCTAATAAAGTCTCCCTTAAATCTAGGAAAGGAAAGAAGGACAACTTTTCCATAGTCAGGGAATCGTGAATCAACTGAACCACGGAAAGCTTTGTAAATGTTGTCAGCGGTTTTTGCTTGATCATTTGATGCCGCCGCTGACTGCATAGCAAATCCTGAAATCTCGTCAAGGATAGCCATGAACAGGTTCAAACCTTCGTGAGACTCTCGTTCTGAATGTCCTGAGTAAACAGTGATAGATTTATCAAACTTAATTGAACCAACTTTTGTATCAAATTTTCCTGCAAACCAGGGAGAGTTTGCAATCTTCTTTACAAAGTTATCAAAGAATACATTCTTTGCTTGCTCAGCATTGATAGCAATGTTGATAAGATCAATAGAGTCATCTGGTGGCTTTCCATAGTACATAGCAGGATCTTTAAGAGATAGCAATTTATAAACCACATAAGCTACCCCCACAGTTGCTGTGTGATCTTTTCCGCTACCCTTACCTAGTTGCTGAATAATCTCAGTCTTAGTATACTTTTTATACTGCTCAGTTCCCTCTTCAAAGCCCATCATCTTTATCAAATCTTCTTTGCGATAGATCTGACTCATGCATTCAACAAGTGTGTACTGATAATCTGACAAAGGTGGTAGTCCAAGAAACTGTGGATTAGTAACAAAAGTTTTAACGTCTACTGGTTCTTCATCAAAGAGGTCATCATCTAACGCATCCATGAAGTCAGAAAAATCAATTGTCAAGGATAACTACCTCA